GCATTGTTTTCAAAAGCTCGGCATCTGGTGGCGCAGTATCAGAAAAGATGCGCATCGACAGCAGCGGTAACTTGCTGGTGGGTAAGACGAGTGCTGACAATACCACTGCTGGCACAACTATTTACAGCACTAGCGGATTTTCTTCTACTAGAGCAAACAACAATGTCGCTATCCTTAACCGCCTAAATAACGATGGCGACATCATGCAGTTCCGAAAAGACGGCACCACTGTGGGGAGTATTGGGTCTGCTGGTGGTGATGCGTACTATGCGGGTTCGGTTAGGGGGGTGCGGTTTGACAGCACACAAGTAATTCCTTGTAATGAAGCAGGCGCACCTAGGGATGCGGATACAAACTTAGGGGCTACCGATTCACGCTTCAAAGACCTCTACCTGTCTGGCGGTGTATACCTTGGCGGCACTGGGGCGGCTAATAATCTGGATGACTATGAGGAGGGGACTTGGACGCCTGTTATGGGTACAGTAACTCATACAAACTCAGGAAAATATGCCAAGATAGGCAGCTTAGTTTTTCTGAGCCTAGGTGATAGGTCGGCAGACGCAATAGCTGATGGTGGGTCAATGACAATAACAGGCTTGCCCTTTACCGTTGCAGGTTGGGAGTGGACAGGGACTTTAGCTGCGACTTGGGCGGATGCAAGTAATAGTTACCAGTATAGAGTGGCCACAGGGCGGCACACGCCAGACAACTCACTAATTGTATTTAACAGAGGCGGTGCGGCAACTACAACCTCAGACCCTTGGAACATATCGGTAGTTTACCGCACAAACGCATAACCCACTGCATAGCTTTGGGTCGGACAGGTGGCAACAACGCCACGATAAAAACAGGAGCCAACATGGCACTTACAGAAGAAACAGTACAAGACAAGATCGAGATCGTAGGCGACTACAAGCACATCCAAGTGCGTACAGCCACGGTCATCAAGCGTGACGATGTAGAGATCAGCCGTAGCTTCTCACGCCATGTAGTAGCACCAGATGCTGACATCACAGGCGAGAGTGCAGAGGTACAGGCTATCTGTACTGCGGTACACACACGGGTTGTCAAGGATGCTTACGCTACGCACCTAGCTTCACAATCAGAGGGCATTGAATAATGGCTATCACATACACTTGGACTATTCCCGCCTGTGAACACGACATCGCAACAGGTGGCATTAACGTAATCCACTGGCGCTGCTCTGGCGTCGATGGAGACCACACAGCGTCATCATACGGCACTGTAGGTCTAACACCTGACCTATCTCAACCTGACTTCACGGCTTACGCTGACGTAACAGAAGCTATGGCGCAGGTTTGGGTCTGGGAGAATGTATCACAAGATGATACAGAAGCGGCTATTGCTGCAAAGATCGACACACAACAAAACCCAACTGAAGCCTCTGGAAATCCTTGGGCATAAACCGAAGAGGCTTAAGTAATGTCCAGAGACCTGTCCACAATCACAATAGAGAACATTGAACAAGATGTCGTCTACCCATTCTTTGCGGTAGAACTCAGGTTTGATGGAGATGACCTTTTACGTATGTGGACAGGTCAAGGCACACTTGTCCTTGAGGATGGTTCTGAGTGGGTAGGCTTAGGCACCCTCTTGAATATCTCCTCTATTGAAGAAACCTCTGAGATGGCCGTTAAGGGCGCTAGTATTACTTTAACTGGTGTCCCATCAGAAACTATTTCACTGGCTCTCAGTAAACCTTATCAGGGGCGTGTAGCTAAGATATACTTTGGTACACTAACTCAAGGTAAGGTACTACAAGAGGGTGGAGCTTACATACTACTGCAAGATGGTGGTCGTATTAACCTAGAGACTACTGCTACTGGCTTCAATGAGATATTCTCAGGTTACATGGACCAGATGAATATAGAAGAGGGTGCTGAAACCTCTACTATTGAGCTTATGGTTGAGAACAAGTTGATTGACCTTGAGAGAGCTAGGGTAGCTAGATTTACCTCTGGTTATCAGAAGTCAGTTTACCCTGACGACAAAGGTTTAGACTTCATCGAAGACCTACAAGACAAGCAGACACCTTGGGGTAGAAAGGCTGAGTAATGATTAAGTATCAACAAGAGTTTCTAAGCCTCGCTGAAGAAGAGATAACCCCACTTGCTGAACTAGAGTGGGAAGAGTCAGGCCACCCGACAGAACCCTTGAATATACACTGGGACGCATACTTTGATTTAGAGGACAGAGGACAACTTAAGTTCTTTACAGCTAGGAAAGATAACCTACTGATTGGGTATTTCGTCGTCATAGTATCTATGCCCCTGACAGCTAAAGGAGACCTCATGGGTTCCTACGAGGCTGTTTATGTACATAAGGACTACAGGAAGTCTACTGTGGGCAAAAGACTATTTAAGTATGTAGAGACCTGCATGAAAGAAGATGGTGTCTACAGAGTTTTAGCGTCTTCATCTAAGAAGAACCCCATTGGAAACTTTCTTACTCGTATGGGATATAACGAGATAGAAACCAAATACGAGAAGGTATTATAGTATGGTTGTATTTACTGCTGTTGGTGTAAGTCTTCTTGCATCGGGTTTTTTAGGGACTACTTTAACTCTTGCCCTTTCCTCAAGTGCGTTCCTTTTAGGTCTTGGTGTTGCTGCCCTTGGTGCTGCTGCATTACGTGCGCTTATTCCTAAACCCTCCTTCCCTAACCGTGGCTACGACACCACAGCAATCGGCACTGCATTAGACCATCAGATTATTTATGGTAGGATGCGTGTGTCTGGCGCTCGTATTTATGATGAAGCTACAGGTACTAACAACAAATTCCTACATCGTGTCATTGCTGTCGCTGGCCACGAGGTTGAATCTTTTGACCGTATATACATTAACGATGAGTATATTGAAGTATCTGCTCTTGAGGCGGCTGATGGTAACGTACCATTGGTTTACTCAAGTGATGGGTTAGACACATCTGATAGGTACGATGGTAAGATTAGGATCAACTTACACTTAGGCTCTCCCACTCAAGATGCTGATGATGATCTAGTTGCTGAATCTGACCATTGGACCGACCAATGTAAACTTAGTGGCATTGCGTACATGTATATACGCCTTAAGTTTGATGCAGACGCTTTCCCTAACGGTGTCCCAGAAATCAATGCTATTGTTAATGGTAAGAAGGTGTATGACCCTCGTACCTCAACGACAGCTTGGTCAGATAACCCTGCGTTATGTATAAGGGATTACTTAACTTCGTCGTATGGTATAGCTGAAGCTACTGATAACATTGATGATGACCTAGTTATTGCTGCTGCTAACGTGTGCGACCAAACTAACACGGATGCTGGTACAACACGCTACACATGTAATGGTGCCTTTACCACAGCATCTACTCCTTATGACATGATTAACAACCTGTTAACTTCTATGGACGGCAGCTTGTGGTATTCTCAAGGTAAGTGGCGTATGAAGCCAGCCTACTGGACTGCACCTGTACTGGACCTCAACGAAGATGACTTGCGCTCTAGCATCAGTCTTCAAACTAGACACTCTCGTAGAAATAACTTTAACACTGTTAAGGGTACATTCCGTGGTGAAGAGAGTAACTGGCAAACTACAGACTACCCAGAGGTAGATAGCCCAGCATCTATTACTGCGGATAATGGACAAGTGTCTGTAGTGGACATTGACCTACCCTTCACTGACAACCCTGTTGAAGCTAGACGTATTGCTCGTATATCTCTTGAGCGTAACAGACAACAGCTTACTGTTAGTGCAGCCTTTGGACTTAAGACACTACAAGTACAAGTTGGCGACAACATCCGCCTGACTAACTCTCGTTTTGGTTGGGACAACAAAGAGTTTGAAGTTGTTTCTTGGTCCTTTGGCCTTACTGATGGCCTTGATTTACAGACTAACATGATACTTCGTGAGACTGCTGAGTCTGTATATGATGAAGTTGATGATGGTGTCGTTTACGAAAGAGATAACACAACCCTGTTGTCACCCTTCTCTGTGCCAAACGTAGCTCTTTCTGTAACTGCTGCTGCTCAAGTTAGTAACCAGAAGGTATCTAACCTTGCTATCGCTACAGTTACAGCAGGTCGTCCAGAAGCTGTTGATTATGTAGAAGTAGAGTACAAGCTCACGGATGAATCTACTTATTCAACCTTTGGCCAAGGACCACTTGGGGAGTTTAGGGTACGAGATTTAGAAGTGGGCAACTACGACGTTAGAGCTAGGGCTGTAAACACTTTTGGTATCAAGGGTACATTTCAGTACCTTTTGGATACAGAGATTAACGCTTTCCTTGGAGACCCTTCCGATGTTAGCGTCTTAACTTCCGAGTTGTCAGGAGGTACATTATTTCTATCGTGGCCACCTGTCCCTGATCTTGACTTGAGCCACTATGAGGTCAAGCACAACTCTAATACTTCGGGTGCAACTTGGGGTAACTCTTCTACTATTATCGAAAAGATTGCTAGGCCAGCTACCTCAGCTACAGTCCCCGCAAGATCAGGCACTTTCCTAATTAGGTCTTATGATAAAGAAGATAACTTCAGTGAGAACGTAACAACTACGGTTGTTCTTGCGTCTGAGTTGCCCCAACTCGGTCAGACAGACACTGTAATAGAAGACCCAACATTCTCTGGCTCTAAGACTAATGTTGTTGTCAACTCAGGGAACCTTGAGATTGACGACAGTACAGGCGCTAGTCCAACGGGAGAATACTTCTTTAACAGCCTTGTAGACACAGGTTCGTCTCGTACTTGTCGTGTCACAGGTGTTCGTACCTTTACTCGCGCTTATGATAACGGTACGTTACTGTGGGACGATATACCCCAGAACTTTGACACTTGGCCTGATAACTTTGATACTTGGACAGACGAAGACGCTGACTTTGGTGATGTTTCTGTCATCGTCTATGTGTCATCTACTTATGATGACCCATCTGGTTCACCTACTTGGGGTAGTTACATTCCCGCTAATGGAGCTGATGTTGTTGGACGTGCCTTTAGATTTAAAGCGGTACTAAGCAGCACAAACACAAACTTCACCCCTTCTGTATCAGCACTAAGTGCTACAGTTGAATACTAATAGAAAGGGCCGACATGAGCCAACACGATTTAGACATTGCTAACCAAACCGCATCTCAGACAAGAGTTGACCTAAACCTATCCCTTAAGGCATTGGGTAGTACAAGTAGCGGAATTTCTGAACCTACGACCTCTTACCCCAACCAGCTTTGGTACGACACCGATAACCACATCCTCAAGTTAAAAGCGGAGGTTGGGGGAGACTGGATTAACATTGGTTATTTCGACCAGTCCGCAGATGCTTTTCGTATCCTTGACGACACACAAGTTGTCAACACAAGTGGTACTCAGACGGGTTTACTTGGCGATCAAACCACAGCTACTTGGGAAACTGGCACAGGAACTACGGAGAGCCTTGTGTCGCCAGCTAAGGTTAAAGCTGCTATCTTGGCTAATTTTAGCGATATAAAAATGACTAGTGACACCCTAACAAGCGCAATAAGCAAGAACGAAGCCCAGATTAATTCTGGTGACCAAACTTACGTTACGGTTACGTTACCCTCTGGCGCACCTACGGGTAACTACGCTTTAAGCATCTATTACAACTTTATAGCAAGTGCGTCAGGTTCGGATAATAACTGGCAGGCGACAACCCAAATTAAGAAGGGAACTAGCGTCTTGTTTAGTAGAGTCTACCGAGCCAGCTCGTCTAACAACTCTTCTCTTGTTGAACCTGACGTAAATTACTCTAAATCACTGTCCTGTAGCGCAGGTGACTCTTTTACCTTTATCATTAAACAGAATAATTCTAATGACATAAGTGATGCCACTTTAAATGCGTTCAATTTTACCCTTACGGGTCCATACGAATCTCACTAAGGGGGATAGAGCATGTCATATAAACTAGGAACACGTAGCCTACAGAGCCTGTCAGGTGTACACCCTGATCTAGTCGATGTAGTTAAACTTGCTATCACAATCTCTGAGGTTGACTTTACAGTCCTCGAAGGTATCCGTAACATTAACCGTCAACGTGAGTTGTATAAGGCTGGTAAGTCTACTACTATGAACTCACGACATATTACAGGTCATGCTGTAGACCTAGCACCTTGGCCTATCTCATGGGAGTGGGAAGACTTCTACCCTATTGCTGATGCTATGAAGGCTGCTGCTGAGGAGCTTGAGATTGATATTGTTTGGGGTGGCGATTGGAAGAGTTTTCCTGATGGCCCTCACTTCGAACTCTCACGAAAGACGTACCCATGAGCAACCAAGAATGGCACCTTAATAAGAGTGTACCGTTAACCTTTGTCTTTGCTATTGCAATGCAAACAGTAGCCCTTATCTGGTTTGTCGCCAGTCTAAATGGGGCTGTGGAATCTAACAGAGACGACATCCTACGTCTGGAGACCAAGACACAGACGTTGGAAAATATCGTGCAGCAACAAGCCATAGCTACAGCCCGTATGGACGAGAACATTAAGGCTATCCGATCCGCTGTAGAATCAATGGCTGGTGTTGGTCGTTGAAGACGAAGACCTTTAAGAGAGAACTAGCTGTTGCCCTTCTACTGTGGTTAGTTTATATTGTGGAGACTAAAGATGTCAGTATCATACAGGTTCTTGCTTGGCCGATATTCTCGTATGTTGCTGCTGCTTTCGGCTTTGACGCTTACGGCAAGTTGCAGCAATGGTCCACTAAGTCTCCTAACGGGGGGCGGACCGAACGTAGCAGCGAACACTCAGATAGGTAGAGAGAACGTACAAAACGTGGGTGTTAACACATCTTTACGACCCCAGTTGAGGGTAGAGGCACCAGTAGAGACTGTCGTACAGGACACTAGCACTACCAAGAACACTGAGATCGACCCCCTCATGTTAATCCTCTTGATCCTTGGTTGGTTAGCTCCATCACCTAGTGAGATGGGCAGGGGCATACTAAAGCTCTTCAGACGTAAGTAAACACAGAAAAGCCTCCTTAGTTTTCACTAGGGAGGCTTCTTTGATTCTAGGTCTTGTCTTCTTCACCAATGACTTGAGCTACACCTTGGTATAGTATCTCTATGTCGGTCTCTACAGCACCCATCTTATAGGCTAGGTACACTGACACCCCGAGGTTTGCTATTAGTAGTCCCTCAAATAATGTCATTTGCCCTCCTCTAACTCAGCTAAACGGTCAAGATACCAAGTAGCTTTCTTGAGGTCTTCTAGTCCGTTCTTATAACGCCAACGGTGGAGATACTTAGCTATATTCCCTCGGAGGTATCCTATGTATTCTTCTGGTGTCAGGAAGTCCTCTATGTACGCAATACACTCAATCTTACCAGACCCGTAGTGTGCTGGGCTGTTTACATTATCTACTTCGTCGTACTCATGCTGTTTCACATCTGCATGTGCTAGGTTTTCTATCTTCCACTTAGCCACTATAACTTCTCCTTTACAAATGCCTTAACCCACATGGCTGTGATGTCAGACCTTACGATGTCATCGACAGTGAACTCAATAATGTTCACGGGCAACATGTGCTTCTTAGCAATATGAATAACCTTCGTCAGTCCATCCTCTTCTTTAAGGTCACTCTGTTGAGCATCCCCATTCAGTACAATCGTAGTGCCTTCACCCACTCGTGTCAGCAGCATCTTAAGTTCGTGTAGTGTAATGTTCTGTGTTTCATCGACAATAATAAAGGCGTTCTCAAAGCTACGTCCACGCATCAAAGCCATAGGTGCAACTTCGATGTTACCATTCTTAACACCTGTTTCCACTGCACCCTTGCCTAAGTGCTTCTCTAGTACGTCTAGCACTGGTAAGGCCCAAGGCATAGTCTTCTCAGCCAAGTCCCCCTTAAGGAACCCTAGCTCCCTTCCTACAGCTACGTGTGGGCGTGTGATGACAATCTTATCAATGCTCTTGGACGTATATAGATCAGCAGCATATGTCGCTGTTACATACGTCTTGCCCGTACCTGCTGGACCTAAGATGAATACCTGCTGACTTTCCTTTAGGGCTTTGATTAACTCACCCTGCATGACAGTCTTTGGTACTAACCCAGAGGTCTTCTTCTTTGCTGCCCCCTTGTACGTAGTCTCACGCTTTTCTTTCTTCTTAGGTGCTTGTTGTGCCACTTAGTATTCCCCCTTGTTGTTGATAAATCCCATAAGTGTCTCAAGCTCTCGGAAGCCACCAATATGTTTGCCATCAGTAGCAAAGATTTGAGGCACAGTCTTCAAGTTAGCCTCTTTCATAAGAGACAGAACCCACTTGTTTGGCGGGGACTCTACGTTGAAGACTACATAGTTGATCTTATCTAAGTCCATCATAGCCTTAGCTTTGTCACAGTACTTACAGTTGTTACGGGTAATGATAGTGTACATAGAATCTCCTTATAAATGTTGGTCTGGTGAATTAAGCCTCACAAGGTAGTAGCGATCACCGTGCGGGTCTTCGCCTTTGTAACCCTTAACTTGCATTCGATTGCTCCTCTTAATTGTTGTGCGGGGTACCACCTGACATTCCCGCTCCCAGTTCCTTAGACTGGCCCTGATACCACGTGGCTGACGGCCACCGCATCCCCTTGCGCACCGTCAGTGCGTTACCAAGCCAATCCCTCTAACCCCAACCTTGGTTAAACTA